ATAAATTTCTGGGGTGCCTAATAGAATGTTACTTGCAAGAAAAAGGGTACCCCCTGCCTCAAAATGGTTTGAATTCATAGAAGAGGGCTACTCAGCTCCTGCATACTCATTTTACGTTAATATACAAATAATTTCTGTTAATATTATGTTAAAGTTTCAATGACTTAATATAAGACGTTTTAAGACACTTTAATGTTTAAGTGATATGTATGTATAGGTTGAGTGGAGATAGTGGCTTAAAAGGTAATAGAATTGAATTGTTTGTTATATCCCAGATACCTAACCCATTTAATTACAAAAGAGTTATAAAAAAAGTCCATTACTTAAAAGAGTAAATATAGGGCATAAAAAAACCCCTAATTAAAGGGGCTTTATAGCGTGTTTAAGGGGGTTTAATCTATTAACTGAACTTAAACCTATATAAGCTTTTTCTTTGTCTGTCTGGGCTAATTGAGGTTAGTCTAGTTATTAAATAACCTCTACAAGTATAAGACCTTTGAGCAGTCTCTGAACCTCCCAACCTTCTGAAATATCTTTGAGTTTCTTTAGAAGTTATGTTATCGTAATTCTCTTCAGTTATTGTCTCGGTTTTTTCACCTTCAACAATATAAGTTGTTTTTGTGTTTGGGTTTTTTCTAAGGGTTGTTTTTGTCATTTGTATAGTCATGATATTTATTTTAAGTTTTCTATTTTGTTAACATATTCTTTTAATTCTTTTATCTTCATTTCATAATCCCATATTTTGCGATATGTTGAGCCTATTGCCTTTTTTCTAAATTCTAAACTATTTATATAGTCCTTAATTTCATTGCATTTAGAAAGCACCCATTCTTTATTATGGCTTTCATTGTTGTAAACATGTAATGTATCAAAGCCAATTTTAAATCCTGTCTCTGTATGTCTGTGATATGTTATTTCTTCATTACAGAAGCTCTCTGTAAATCCCCAGTCATCAACACAAGAACTTATATAGTCGTGTGTTGGGTGTTCTTTAGGTATTTCTAAATAACCATTCCCCCAGCTTTTATAATCCCATATTTTATCTTTTTTTAATCTTTCAGGGTGTTCTATTGTTGAAATTATTATTTCTGTTTTGTTTTCTGTTTGTGTGTTCATAGTTTTTATTTTATAGTGTTATTAATTCATTGTTTATTTCATCATATTTAAAATATACTTTCCCATTATTAGAAAATAAATCTTTAGTCATTTTATACTTTGTAGATTCTTTTGCTGAACATTCAAAACAAAAAGACATTTTAACTATGTCATTATCTGTATGAATCCAGTCGTTAACATGCTCTGCATATTCTTTTAAAGTATATTTATTGAGCTCATTATCTAAATAGAAATCATGTATTTCCTGCCATGATTCATCATTATAGGAATTGTAAAAGGTTGAAATTATTTGTGTTTTCATGTGTTTAGTTTAAAAGTTATTTTGTATAAATTCTCTTGTTTTATTTTCATCGCTTATAATATCAGCTATTTTTAAAGGAATGTTTATTTGTCCTGAAAAAGTATTTGTTATTTGTTCAATGACTAAATTAGGACTAATTAAATATTCATTACATATTAATATAAATTTTTGTGTTTTCATAGTATTAATTTAAAAGGTTAAAAATTATGGTTTCAATTAGTGATTCTCCGAGCATTAAAAAAGTTAATACTATCAATGCTGAAGAGTAAATAAATAAAGCAACAAATACTTTACTTAAGATTATTTTTTGTATTAGTTTTTTCATATTGTGTGTTTTAAATTTACTCAAAGATAAGTAAATAAATTTAATTAACAAATAATTAACAAAAGAAATATTAATTTATATTAATTCTAAATAATCAACAATTTTGTTAATAAATACGTTTTTTTCTCTGAGGGGATTTTCTTTTAATAGACTTTTGTAAGTTTCTAATGCCTATGTATCAAAACTAATTAAAAGTGTCTTAAATAGCTTAAAAAGTACCTTAAATTAAGTGTATACTATTTTAACTCAACATTAACAAAATAAATTTCTTTAATTGACTACTTTGCAAAGATGAAGAAGAACGCAAAAGTATTATATAGAATCATTCTAAATAAGAAAATAAAAATCCCCCAAAAAGCTACTATGTTTAAGGGGGTATAAAAACCTACTATGTTTAAGAATTGAGGTACTATGTTTAAGAATCGAGGTACTATGTTTAAGAATTGAGGTACTATGTTTAAGAGCCTACTACGTTTAAGAACCTACTGCGTTTAATCTTTAATGTTTAAAAATATCTTCATCTCTTGCTTAAAATCTTTAAAAGATATAAAATTACCTTTGTAGTCTTTAGGTTTATTTTCTTTCCAATATTTAAAAAATCTATATTTCCAATCTTTATGATGCACAATCATAATCTTTAATTTATATATTCCCAATTATTATTCTTTAATATCTTAACAGGTTTGCCATTCCATTTTTTACCACCTAAAAACCATTCAAAGTTTTTTTGATATATTCCATTAAAACCTATTGAGTCTAATAATCCGTTTAATCTTTCTTTTGTGGTGTTAGAAAACCAACCAGAGTTTGTTATTACTAAACTACTATACTTTTTATATGCTATTAAATTATTATGTAAAAATAGCTTTGTTGTTGGTGTTGTAATATCGCTATAAATTACTCTTGTATTATCTTTATTAAAATTCTCTTTATTATTAAATTTGTTTACTGCTTGTTTTGTTATTTGTCTCATAATTATATGTTTAAATTTTTGTTCTTATTAACTTTATTTTTTCTGTGTCTGTTAAATCTTCGCTATCTAAAACATTTATTAACCAACATTCAAAATCTTCATTATTTAACAATGATTTTCTTAATCTTTCAATATCTTCTGTGTGTGTCATAATCATCAATTCTTATTTGTTTATATTCTTTTATTTCCTTTAATATTTCATTTTTATAATCTTTATTTGTCATTAATAAAGTTATTTCATTAATCCATGATTTATGAGTCATTTGACAATTATTTAAATCTAATTCATAATAATATTCTAAATCACTTCTTAACTTTTTATAATCTAGTGTCATAATTTATTTACTTTAATTCTATTATCTAACAATTCTATTATTTTAAATATCTGTTCTTGTTTCTGTTCTTTTGTTTCTGTTGTTTCCATTACTCTAATCCAAAAATGATTTGACTTATCAGGATTAAATATATCTTTTAATAAATTCCCAAACTTTCGCATAGGTCTAATTATTTTATATGTTCTGTTTACTTTCATAATTATTTAATATTTACCCATTAATACTATACTTTCAATAATGTTATTACTTTCAGAGTCATATAAATCAACTCCGACAAAATCAGTTTGTTCAATATCAGAGTCATCGCTTCTCCTAAAATTAACATCAACATCTTTTAATGTTCTGCCATAGGGTTTAATTTGTTTTTCTACTTGTTGTAGAAATTTTACTAATTTATTTGCTTTCATAATTATTTATTATTAAATTGATTTGCTATTGAATAAAATTCATAGGTCTCATATTTAAATTTGTATTCTTTGCATCTAAAACAAAAGAACTTTGGACCTTTCTGCTCTTCAAACTTGAACGAACATTTGTTGCATTTTCTCATATTATATCATTTATATTAATTCCGTCTATATTAAAATACCATTCATTAGCTTCAATAGTTTCAATGACTGCTTCCTCAGAGATTAAATAATCATATTCATTAGTTAAATTAGTTAAAACTTCCTCAGCTATTAATTTTTTATAATATTGTTTGTCTCCTTTGTTTTTTAAATAATCCTCACACACATTTATAATATCTTCATGTCCAAAATTATTTATTACATTAACACAAAACTCACTTATATCATCTATAAAATCAATATTAATTTCTTGTCTATAAATATCAAATGAATTTATCTTTAATCCTAAATCATTAAATTCTTCGTATACAAAGTCCCACCAAGGTTCATTGTCAACATTTAAACTACAATATTGTTGCAATACTTTTTCTTTTGCTTTTTCGTTTAATTCGCTAAACTCATAAGCTTTTATTTCTATTGTTTTCATTATTCAATTACTTTAATTTCATTATCAATTATTTTACCTTCTAAGTCTACGATAGTATATCCATGACTTTTTAATAAGTTAATTGATTTTCTAATTTCTTTAATTCTCTCTTGTATTCTGTAATGCTCAAATGTTTCACTTTCTATCCAGCTCATAATTTATTTGTTTTTAAGGTTAATTTCTTTTAATGAATCTTTTATTAATTCTGTATACATATTTTGCATTTTAGTATTCTCTTTAGTTACCATATAAATTATGGAAGCTAAATCTCTAAATAAATCATCAATGTTCCAAACTAGACGTTTGTCATCATCATAATCAACGTAAAGTTCCCCATTATTACAATGCAAAGTATGTGTATTATAAATATATGTATGTCTTTTTGCAATGTCTAATTGACATTCTAAGGCTTTAATCTTTTCTTTTTGTGTCATAATTATTTGTTTTGATTTGTTATATTAATTAATGTTTTGGTATAATCTTTAAAAAGGTTGTTTAATACATTCCTTTCGTTTTCTCTTTGCCTTTTGGCTTTGCTTAAATTGTGTTTAAATTGTGTTTTTTTCATAGTGTTTTATTTATATTGTATTGTATACCATGCCCAATCAGTTTGAATCATGCCACATCTTTTTAGTTCTTGTAATGCAGTATCTTTTTTGCAATAACCCCTACCTTCTGTAAGTTCTATAAATCTCTTTAATGGTGTTGGTGCTTTAAAAGTTTCATCTTTGTACTGCTTGTAAATTGTAAATTGATTTGTCATAGTGTTTTTTTTATTGTTTACCCAAATATATAAACAAATAGTTAACAATTCAAAAGCATTAACAAAACTTTAACATAATTAATATGTCCTTATTATTGCGTGTGCGTGTATACAAAAAATAATTGAGACTAACAAAATATTTTTGGTTTGGCTAATGGATTATTACCAAAAGATATTTGAACAAAAGAAAGTTCTATTTATTTGGAATCATTTCAGATAAAAGAATTTTGGCTCAATCAGAAAACCTACTATGTTTAATGATTACAAAACCTACTATGTTTAAGGGGAAGGAAATACCTACTATGTTTAAGGGGAAGGAAATACCTACTATGTTTAAGAGCTACCTAATGACATACTTGCCAGAGTTCTGACCTTGTATAAGAAATGTCAATCCATATCTAATAGCATCAATGTAATGTTCATAACCTATGTTAGGTTTGGTATTTCTTTCTTGCCAGACATAGTTATTAAGTTCTCTTACAATGCCATGAGACTTTCTATCTACTATAATCTCATAGTCTTGCATCAATGCGATTCCTGACAATATGCTTCCTTTCTTTTTTATTGTAGGCCTTATGTTTAAATCTCCTTTTTGTTTTATCTCTTTGATAAGTCTAGGTTCAGAAGAATCACATATAATTAAGTCAGCTCCACATTCCATCTTATTCTTCATTGCTATATCTGTAGTAGACAATCCTGCTTTACCATATATTTCTTTTACATATAATTTACCTAAAGCTTTATCTACTGATATTTTTACAAGTGTTGTTAAGTCTACAGAGAATCCAAAATCCTGACAATAGCAGGTAACTTCTGTTTGTATGTAATCTCCTACTCTCCATCTCTTAAAGATAGCTCCTTCTGCGGCAGAAAGCCAACCACCAAGTATTTGATGTTCATACTTGTCTGGTCTCTTTAGTTTCATTTCAAATATCTGTTCTAAGAATGAATCAGATAAATTATCTTTATTGTCTTTGTAACTTGTATGTATGTAAGTAACCTTATTTGTTGAACCATTCCAGCCAGAGTTTACACCAGAGTTCTGAAAGAATCTTTGATATATCCAGTGTTCTTTAGTAGTTGGATTTAATATAAGTATACATCTATTCTGTTTAGTTTGTGACCTTACAGAGAAATCAATCTTATCAAAAGAAGATTCATCTGTTAGCTCTTCTGCTTCATCAATAACAAACGTTGTAACACCATTTAGAGACTTCAGGGCGGCTGTTTGGTTACCACTTGATGTTCTGATACCTTTAAAGATTATTGAGCTTCCTGTGGTCATATTTATAATCTCATCTTTAGTGATTCTAAAATGGTCATTCACACCCATTAAATCTATCTTCTCAATAAACTCAGGTATAATAGATGTTTGTGCTGAAATCATTGTATACCTAGTAAACAAAACTTTATGTCCTTGTTCATACGTTAATGATAATAAGAATACAGCTACGCCAAATGATTTACCAGAACCTCTACCTCCAGTACATACAAAGTATCTACTCTTGTCTGTAAACAGAGGACTGTATTTATCGTTTAACTTTAAGTTATTCATTATTTAAATCATCCATATCTACTTCTTCTGATTCTATATCTATAGTATCTTCTAACTTCTCTACTTGATTTGCAGAAGCATAGAAATTAATTACAGGTACATCTAACTTCTTATTAGTATTACCTTCACTACCATCTTGAGGTTTACCATATCTATATTGCCAAAGTAAATTCATGTGTGCAAAAGAATCTTTAGCTTGTTCTGCTAATGCTTTCCAAGCTTCTTCTTCACTACCAAATACATTCTTCATTGCATTCAACGCATAAATAGATATCCTCTCTTTCTTTGCTGGTGTTAATTGCGATGATGATTTAATCAGTTCTTTCTTTGTTCCATACTTATCGCCCTTCTTCCTTCCATTATTCTTTCTGCCATCATTAGGTTTTATGTATGATGAGTTTTGTTTTGCTCTTCCCATCTGTTATATAATTTTGTAAATAGTTTCCATATCTCTTTACTAACTTCTTTATTAGTATATATCTCTTTTGTTATTGCTTTCTTTTCTCCAAGCTCTATACCAATTTTACATTTAGTTCCTTTGTTGTTTAAAGGTATAGGATATATCTTGTATCCTTTTTCTATACACCAACTTTGAGCTTTAAGATTGTAAAGTATCTCTCTCATGAAATGCCTTAGCAACTTTAACAATAGTATCTAGCTTATCACAAACATCATTAATCTTTTGCTTTGGTATTTCATTATACAAATCAACAAACCTTCTGTCAAGTAAACCTTCACTTTCCTTTACGTCCTTAATCTCATTCCTTAATTCTATATTTTCTCTTAGTAACCTAGAATAATTTTCAAATATACTTTCTATATCGTGTTTATGAGAAAACCTATAGTCTTCATAAAGGTCACTTAAATGCCTATCGTGTTGAATAACCATAGGGAATACATTATTTATAGCATGAAGGACAGTGGCATGGTCCATATTAACACTAGAACCTATATCTGCCAAACTTAATCTAGTATACTCTTTACATAGTTTAAAGTATAAAGCTCTTGCATATACATAGTTTCTTTTTCTTGTTCTATTAGATAAGTTTATACCTAGACAATTTTCTATATAAACTTTTATTTCTTCTGTTTGTAATGTTTTATTTGATTCCATTATTATTTTCTTAATTGATTAATACACACAGCTAGTCGCTGTTCTCTTAAAGGATATTCTTCTCTCATTGTTGCATCTGTCATACATCTGCTTACAAAAGTATCTTCACTTTCTTGTGGTCTTTTCTTTGGTATTGGCATAATTTAATTTTATTTCTTGTTTACTTAATTTTTCACTCATTAATGTTAATATTCTAAAAGTCATTTGGTCTATTGCTTTTTGTATTCCTGCACATTCCCAATACATTTCATTGTTTTCATATTCTTGTAGTAAGTTTCTTAAATCATCTATAGATAGTCCGTCTTCCAAATCATACATAGATAAATTAAAATACTCATTTTTAATCTCCTCTCCCTTATAATGTTTCATGTGTTACATAATTATCCAGATTAGGTATTTCATCTTGAAAGAAATACTTGTACTGTTCTATTGCTCTATCTAATTTCTGCAATCCAGTTCTTATAAATTCATCCGAACAATCACATATCATTATGTCTTTAGTATCTTTATCTACAACAACAAATATAAAAGCATCTGCATCAAACATCTTCATATATAAAGCAGCCTGTAAGTCATAAGAAAAATGTTTTGCACTCCATCTAAATTTAGTTATGTCTCCTGTAGTTTTTAAATCTATAACAACATTGCCATTTAAAACATCTGCTTTACCTCTGAAAGGTAATCCTTCTATCATAGAAGCTTGAGGTACTTCAAACTCAGCTCCTTGTAATAGTTTAGTAACCTCACTGCATTTAAGAACTGAGTTAGCAATAGCATTAGCATTATTAAATTCACTTCTTGTATATACATTCTCTGAGCCTAATTCCAATACAGCCTGTTTAAAAGCTTTAGTAGCTTTAGAACCATCAACTATAGTTAAGTCTTTTACTTTATGTGGTTCAAGTACAGATAAATGTACAAGCCTACCATCTCTTAGTGGTTGAGCATTAGAATTGATATTAAGCGATTTAAGGTATGCTTTAGGACTTTGTAGTAGTTTCTTAGCTGAAGAGGAAGATAATGCGTTAGAACCTAAATAACCATAGTAGAAATCGTCATCATACATTCTTTTTATAATGTCTATGTAGTTCCACTCTTTATTGTCAAATGTTTTTATCATAATTTATATTTTAAGCTAATATACATTTTTGTTAATTAAATGTTGTTAAAAGTCTGTTAAACTTTATGTTCTTTTTCAATCTCCTTCTGTAGATTGGCTAAGGCTCTCCAAGCTACTTTAGCTGAATGTCTTATACCATCTGAGTCTATTGTTCCAGCTTCTAACAAATGCCTTGTAAGTGCATCTAATTCATCTCCAGATTTACTTCTATCCCAATGTAAAGGTTTATCTGGATTATGCTGATAGTTTCCTGCATAACTACACTTAGCTACTTCTCTGATTGCATCAGGAAAGTAATTCAGTACTCCTGAGTAAACAGGTATTTTCTTTCTCTCTGTCATTATATATATAATTTACATTAATATCATAAGAAGAACTCATAGTCCACTTTAAAAGGATAGCTTTTTTATTTCCCATGTTTCTCCTAGTTTATTTAACACCTCTAATAATGGACCAGTTCTTTCTGTCCATTTACTTTTGTAGTAACATACCTCTACAGTACACTCAGTCAAAGGAATATCTCTTGTATCATCTTTAAAAGAGTGAACGACCTTTAGCACAATAGCTTTTTCTTGATTATGCCAAGAGTCATTTATTCTTTCTAACAATAATCTTTGACCAGTAGGAATCCTATTCCCTTTTCTTTTAACCTCAATTAATATTAAAGCATCGTTATTAAATTCAAGTACAGCATCAATATCAGAAGGATGTATCTTTCCGTTTTGTATACCAGTAAAATCTATAACTTGCTTTACTTGTTTTGAGTTTCTTATTAAAGATTTATTTGTAGGCATCTACAACTTTCTTTAATCTCAACACTACTGTTCTAACACAAGAAGAACAAGATGAAGGTTTATTATTCTTACTAAATACTCTATTGCTTATTTCATAAAGATTCTTAATTTCTTCATTATTTAATACATTCTTATTTTTTGCAAACAATTCTACTAAATAATTGTATTCATCTTCAGTTAAGCACTCTAACTTATTATGTCTAAATACTTTATTAAGCTTTTCTTTTCTAGCATCACATCCACAATCTTCTCCAGCTATAAACTTAACTAGCTTTTTGATTCCTGTAGCTTCTGTAATCTTTTCAATGTCATCTCCTAATCCTTTTGATTTTGTTTCTTGTACTGCATCAAAGTTTTTCTTCCACTCTTTGTATGCTTTGGTTCTTTTGTCTTTTGGTTCTTTCATAATTTATTTATTTAAAGTAAATGATAATCTCCGTTTAAGTAATCTTCTACATCTTCTATAAACTTGCTTCTAAGTATAGCTTTATAATTCTTAATAGAATTAAATATACTTGTTAAACTAATGTTAGTTCCTTTAGATATTTGTCTTAAAGACATATCTCCTGAGTAATAAGTATTACACAATTTAGCATCATAGCTATGCCAAGAATTAATCTCTTTAGCTAACTTCATTGTTATTTTATAGAAAGCTTCTTCTTTTTCTGTTTCAGTATCTGAATATAAATACTCTGCTGTATGTATTGTATCAGCATCATCTGTTTCAAGATAACTGAAAAAAGTATATTTGTTTTTAGCTTTCTTGTAATCAGTATATAAGTTTCTTAATGTAACATAAATATAAAATCTATTTACATCATCATCTCCATACATTATTTTTCTTTTATCAGTAACAAGTCTATTTATTTTTAAATACATTTCTTGTACTATATCTTCACAGAGATGTTTAGGACATCCCATATTAGCAACCATCTTTACCCATAACAGATGATTCCTAGCCAACAATTCTAACATATTAGTATTTTAATATTAATGTTATTAAATTCTCTTTGTCATAGTATTTCTCAAGATTCTTTATCTTAACGATATTTTGGTCCTGTTCAAATACAATTCCTTCTAATGCATCCATGAATGCTTTGTTTAAATTGTCGTGTAAGTCTGGTTTTGTGGTTTTTGGAACTTTACCTGTTCTTCTCTTCTTGGGTGTAGATTTGAGATATTCAAATTGATATGATAATCTCTGTATTGTTATTTCTGTACCAGCAGGAATCATTTCAAATCCTTTTGGTAATTGAGCTATAGCTAAAGCTCTTATTGCAACTTGGTAATTAATTATTTTCTTAGGTTTATAAGCAATATTATTCCTGCCAATCCTGACTGATTGGTGTGGAACAGGTCTTATATTAAACGTAAGCTTTAGTTGCATCTATATTATTTTCTTCTATTACTTCATATAAGTCATCTACAATAGTAGGCTGACCTTGTTTATTTATTTTAAAGCTAAAACTATCAAAAGGAAATCCTCTACTCCTTCTGCATTTAACTGTAACCATTTCATCATTTACTGTGTTTAATTCTAATTGTATCTGTGTCTCTGCTTTCTTTTCTAGGTAACTTCCTAAATGTCCTGTTGGCTTTTCTGTTCCATAATTACTATGTATTACTGTAACTATATGACAATTTAATTCTTCAGTCCATTTCATTAACTTCTGAATAACCATACTAGATTCATCTAAATTGTTTACATCAGAAACTAAATCAGCAATACCATCTACAACAACTAATCCAATATTCTTACTTTCTAGCTTCTCGTATAAAATGTATTCTATGAAGTTTATTCTTTCCGTATA